TGGCCTACTCCTTATCCTTGTTGATATGCATTTTATTCCAGGCGGAATGTATTAATGTTTTCAAGAAATCATAAGCTGGCAATTGGAAACGCATTAATACAAGCAAGTGCTTTAGTGCTTTCCAACCAAAGTATTATATGGCCTACATATATAGTCATGGGTATGGCTTGTTGGCTTGTGCTTCTTCAAACAATTGGTGCAGCATCTCTTATTTCTAGATCAGCAACTAGCGAGATACAAATACCACCTAAAGAAGTATATACTTTAAGATTATTAGTGGCTGTTATGTATTTTGCGTCTACGTATAATATGTATAAGTTAGGTTATGAAGTGCTTGCTGGAGTATTTTTTGCTCACATTTCAATATATTTTCTTACAAGCTCTTTTGGACTTATAAAGGATTGGTTACAAGATGTTTAAATTAAAAATGAGTAAAACATGAGAGTTGGTATAAACGGTTTTGGTAGGATTGGTCGATGTCTTGCTCGGCATATCATGCAAGACAGAGACGACATGGAACTTGTACAAATAAACGCTAGTGGAGATCCAGAACAAAATATTCACCTTTTAAAATATGATAGTGTTCATGGAAGGTTTACACCCAGAGAAGATTTAACGTACAAGATAAGCTGGAGTCATTCACGTGATAATAAATTTTTAACTTGGAATGATGTTGATATAGTATTTGAATGTACCGGTGCTTATAATGACGGAGATGTTGCGGTTCATCACATTAATTATGGTAAAGCAAAAAAGGTCTTAATTAGTGCTCCAGCAGTCAATGTAGATAGAACGGTCGTATATGGTGTAAATGATAATAAATTAAAATCATCAGATAAAATTGTAAGCAACGCTAGTTGTACGACTAATTGTTTAGCTCCACTAGTAAAAGTATTAGATCAAGCTTTTGGAATTGAAAGCGGACAAATGACCACGGTTCATAGTTTTACTGGTGACCAAGGAACTATTGATAGAAGACATAGGGATATGTATAGAGCTCGTGCGGCTGGATCTAATATGATACCAACAAGTACTGGAGCTGCTAAAGCTTTAAAACACGTTTATCCAAAGCTTGAAGGTAAGATAATGGGTAGCGCTATACGTGTTCCAACTCAAAACGTAAGCTGTGTGGATCTTACAGTTAATTTAAATACAGATGTAACCGAAGAACTTATTAATGACACAATGTTTCTTGCAAGTCAAAATGGTTTCAAAGGTATCATTGGTTACGAAGAACTTCCTTTAGTAAGTAGCGATTTTAATACTACGATTGAGAGCTGCATCTTTGCTCCTCAACAAACTAGAGTTGTAAATAAACGAATGGTTAGAGTGTTAGCGTGGTACGATAACGAATGGGCCTTTAGCTGTAGGATGGCGGACGTAGGAAAAAAAATGCAATCATTGTGAGGATTAAAAAATGAAAATAAGTGAGTTTAAGAAAAAATACGGTGAAGGTACCGACTTTGATTTAGATTGGGGTAAATTAACAATCCTTGGTCTATGTATATATATTGCTATTCAAGTATCATAAGGAGAGAAATATTATGGGTTTTGCAATTGTTTTAATGCTGTTTATGCATGATAATCATGAATTTTTAGAAATGGAAGCTGAAAAAAGAGCTGACGGATATACATGGGAACGAATTGAAGGTGGATGCCGAGAACCGTATCCTGAATTCGTTGAAGGAAAAGATTATATTTCACAAGGAAAAACTGATACACAACCTGGTGTCGTTTGTAATCAGCTAGTGAAAAAGTAATGGAAGCGCCTGTATTTGAAAAAGGTTACCCATCATTTGAAGCTGTTAATCGTGATATGGGTGATATGAAATTTACAACAGCAGGAGATTATATTATGAGTCAAGATAGTTATCAAGTAACAGCGGATGAGCTTCGTTCTTTTGTTGAACGCTACGAACGATTGCAAACCGAAAAGCAGGATTTACAAGACGCGCAAAAAGATGTTATGCAAGAAGCTAAAAGTCGTGGCTATGACACAAAAGTTTTGCGTAAAGTTATTGCTATTCGTAAACGTAATCGTGATGATGTGGATAACGAAAACGCAATAACACAAATGTATTTAGAAGCGTTAGGAGTGTGATTTGGTTTATAGTATTTTTTATGGCAAACATAGAACCGTTTGCTATGAAAGGAAAAACCTTTGAAACTCGTGATGAGTGTATAGTTTACGTAAATAATCCTAGTAATGCGTCAACACTTGCAATTGAAGTAATTGCCATAGCAGGGTTTAATGACACAATAACTGCTATAGCTTGTTTACCTGAAAACGAAATACCAAAACACGAAAAATCATCAATATAAAAAAAGGGGGATCAAAGATCCCCCAGTTTTGTTCGGTTTTTTCCGACTTCTTATTAGAACAAGTTGGATACGTATACGCGACGGTAGTACACGTTTTTGTTGGCGGTAAGTGCGCCAGCTGAACGAGTTGAACCAAATGCGAATGGGTTTGCAACCATACCATAGCGAGTTTTGAACCCGATTTTTGGTTGGAAGCTGTTTTCTCCAACTGCGCGGTACATTTGCAATGGAACGTATGGGCAATAGAACAAGCCTGCATCAAATGCGCTTGCACCTTTATAACCTACGACCAAATAGTTGGTACCTGCATATGGGTCAATATACACTCTGTAACGACCGTTAAGAACACCAGCAAATGTGTTGCCTGTGTCATCAACTGAAAGTGCATTACCATTCAGCGCTGGAGCGTAATCAAGAACACCGGCCATCTGTAAAGCTGATGCAACATCAGAAGAACAGATAACGATGTTACCTTTGCCCCGACGAGTAGCTTTTGCGATTGCATTGGCTTCAATCTCGATTTGGAACATCAGGCCTTTGAATTTTTCAACTGACCAACGACCATTTGCGTCAATGTCAAGATCAAATGTACCAGGTGAATCAGCACCAGCTGCGCCTGTTACCGCAGATGTATAAATTGTACGAACAACTTCGCGGTTAATTTCAGCCAAGATTTCTGACTGAAGAATATTTGCGAGTTCGCCTTCTGCGTCAAGACCGTGTACGGCACGCAAATCCTGAGCAAGCTCAGTTGTGTATTCCGCTTTCAACGCACGTGATTTTGCAGATACAGTAACTTTTTCGATCGCTAACGCCATCTCTGCAAAGTTTGTACCGTTTCCATCACCCAGGGCTTCAGCCGCTGTAGTAGTAAGGCCAGTACCTGTTGAAACACCACCGTATGCAGCTCCTGTTGTACTGGAATGAGTACCTGTACCAGAGAAGTCTGTATCAGCTTCATTATAGAAAGCTTCCTGTGCAGTGTTACCTGATTGTGCATTGTAGTTTGAACGCATTGCAAAGATCAGGCCGGTTGGACCAGTCATTGGCTGAACGCCTGCAATATCATATGCCATCAAGTTTGGCATTGAACGACGTACCAATGAAATCAGTACTGGGTCATAACCTGCTACCGGTGATGCACCGGCGCCTGAACCAAAACCACCTGTACCGGCTGCGTTTGTTGGCGCTTCTTGAAGTAGTGATGTCATATTAACTGACTGATCACCAGTTTCAGCTAAAGCTTTTTCTGTGTTTTCAAGAAGAGTAGCAGTAACTGCTTTTCTGTGCTCGTCTTGAATTGGTGCGAAAGATGAGTGCTCAAGAAGAGGACCCCACTTTTCAACAAGTGCTTTATTAGTAGATTGACTCATTTTTGTCTCTCCTTATTTTCTTTTGTTATCAACTGAGTTTATTTATAATTTTGTTTGTTTCACTAATGCGAATACTTATGATTTGGCGTCTAGAGCTTCAATTAAAGCCTGAACTGTAGAATATTGAGAAACTTGTTTTTTGGGCTGATCTTCTTCTAGCACAATTTCCTCTTCTTCTGCATTCTCATTTACGACGACTTTATCTTTCTTAAAGAATGATTCTCTAAGTGTGTTAAGATCGCCTTTATAAGATTCAAGATCTTCATCATCCAGTTTTTCAGACAGAGTTTTCAATCTCTCTTTTTGTGAGACAGTCAATCCTTCTGATACTTCATCAAATACTTTTGATGCTTTTAACGAATTAATTTCTTTACCAAGCTCAATATTAGTATTAATAGCTTCGTTTGCTTGAGTTTGTAATTCCGCCACTTGTTCTTCAAGTTGAGTAACTACATCAACAGTCTCTTCGTTAACCTCAATATTATGTTCAGTGAATAGCTCTTTAAGTCCATCCATCAGGGACTCTGCCATTTCAACTTTAATGCCTGTTTCAATAGCAAGTTCATTTTCTGTCATCCATTCTTGGACAACATAATCAAGATAAGAGTCTAGGTTTTCAATGATACCATTAATACCTTCTTCGACTGCTTCTTGTAATTGTCTATCGCTATCTTCTTCAAGCTTAGCAACAGCTTCTTCAACCCGTGCCTTTGTAGCTTCATTTACGGCAGCTTCAAATACTAAAGTTACTTTAGATTTGAAGTCTTCTGATAGATCCATACCATCGAACATTTGTGAAATGGATTCTTCTACAGAAATAATTTCTTCTTCAATTACTTCTACTTCTTCAGTTGTTTCTTCAGACTCGCCCATTGCTTTATCTGCTTTACGGGATGGAGCCTTTGTATCGGCTTTACCTTGCGGAGTTTTTACCATATCCTCGATATTATCTGCTTTTGGGTCTGCTTTTGCTTTAACGTCGGCTTTCTTTTTCTTGATTTCGCCACCTTCTCCGGGGACTGCATCAGGAACAGTAGAAATACCGTCGTCTGCAACGAATTTTTCATCTAATTCTGACATATTACTCTCCTTTTAATTTGGATTCGTGTTTCATATCCATTTATTTATAAAAATTAATTTCTTAATGAAGATATAAACTTTTCAAATAATTTCGTGGCATGAGATTCATCAATAACTCTCACGGTACGTTTATAAGTTTGTTTTACTTCTTTAACGATTTCTTCTATTGCCTGTTCTGCAACCTGAGGTCTCCATGTACCTGAAGCAATATCATAAAAGTATTCTGTGTTTTCCATAATTCCATTTACAAAGCAGTCTGGACCTGAAGGATCTGTCACAATATCAACTGTTGCTAAATGGAAATCATCTTGCACTTCCATGACGCCATCTTTTCTTGGTTTTACAGACCCTAGGCCGCGTGTTGAAACTCCACATTTCACGCCTTCGTCAATAAAAGTTTTTACAATTTCTCCCATTGGCGTACTAAGGATTTTTGCTTTTCCGATAAAGTTTGATCCATCACGTTTCATTTCAGTAATTAAATGTGAAACGCGTTCGCCGTTGATTTGAGGACCATTTGGATGACCAAGCTCACCAAGAGCTCTTTTTGTTTCAACAAAATTCTTATTGTAACGTTGCATTTCTTTATCTAAAATGTTACTCGGATATGAACGCCCATTACGATTTTGAATATCGCCTTGCATAAAGATACCTTCAATGAAGTAATTTTTCTTACCATCTTCGGTTGATTCAGTAACGACCGAACAGTCTTCGTTAAATATTTCGGTAATTAACTTCATAAGATAAACTCCTGTTTTTACATTTGTTTTATATTTATAATTATTAATGTCTGTAAGCTATTGGGGTTGCTATCAATGTTGTTGAACCTGCTACAGTATCGGTCGCGGCTTTTTCAATAATTTCAGAAGTTCCTGCACCCATAGTAAATCCACCGTTTACAGTACCTGAAATGGTTACATTTGAAGCAGAAGCTGCATAAAGCCTTACTAACGTTGAATCTGATACTGTGTTTGCTGTCGTAAAGCTAACAGAGTTTCCTAATACTTTTAAAATCATTACATTGCTTCCTTTGCAAATTCTAAGATTTCTGCAAATCCTTTTTTATCTTTCATAGCAATCGTTTCCATTTTTTTACGATTAGTAGAAGTTAATTTTTTAAGCATTTTATTTAATATGTCAGAGTCTTCTTTACTTAAAATCATAGATTGATTATTTTTAAATTTAATAATGCCAGGCTTAAACGCTTCATCAATTTGCTCAACTTCCTCATTCGCTACAATCTTATCCTGACCTTTATCGTCGTACTGTTTATTTTTTATTGATTTATAAACAGTACGAGTTTTGCCATCAGGTCCTGTCATATTGATTGGTTTTTTAATTGCGGATAAAGTGGTTTCGTCAACTTGTTCGTCCCAAGGTGCTTTCTTTAAAGTTACAGCTTTTTTACCTTTTTCAGATGTAGCAGACGCTTTTGAAAGTTCTTTTGCTAATGCTGCCTTTTGGCTTTCGAAAAGCCAAATTTGGCTTTCGTCTAATTCTACTTCTTCACCCATAGCCATTACTTCAGCTGTTGCATAACTGTAAAGAGTTTGCATTTCCTTTGCAACACCAGCTAATTTGTTTTGAAACCACTCTTCAGGATCTTGTGTAGACTGAACGTAACGCGCAATACCCATTATATTGTGAGACATAGAACGCAATGCATTCATCATCATTGGCTTTTCTTCCATAGGATTTTCTGACAATTCTACAGATTCTTTCATAGAATTTTTATATAAATTTACTGCCTGAGCATACTTTGGATTCTTCATCATACGCTTTGATTCAGCATCATCTGGATTTTGATGAATCATACGTACCGTTGGTTCATCCAACTTATGTGTTTTCATGTGTTTCTTATATGTATCAAACTTTTTAGGATCTACATTTCCACCAAATCTATTTCTCATTGGTGTCATACTACGAGAAATCTCATCGATTTGCTCTACAGATTCTTTAAATGAATTAGCTTTCTGAGATGCATCATGTGCTGCTCGGCTAGATACGGTAGATGCTACACCAGTACCACCACTCTTTTCACGTTTAGAATGAAGTCTATAAAAATAGTCAGCTGCTTTTTGATGTGCTTTTGAAGCAGCTGTATGAAGATCGGCTGTTTCAAAGTTACGTGCTTTTTCGTGCTTTTCAGCCTCCATGTCATGATGGCGCGCTGCTTCTACATGTGCTTCTCCACGATCAAAAGGGTGCCCCTTACCATATCCTGATCGTTCATAACTGCCTTCATTTACAACTTCTTCATTACGCAAATTAGCAAAGGTTCTTCTCACTGCTAACATATCGCGCATGGTTTGGCCTTTTTTCCTTTTAGCCATTGTTCTAAGTTCAGGACGGTGATCTGCTCTATTGCCATCTTTATCTTTTCCTCGAAGAATCTTGGCTGCCGCTGAACTTGCTGCTTTATCATAACTTGCTCTGTTTTTGGCATCGTAGCTTTGCATCGCTTTTGGAGTATCAAGGATTTCATCAATTTTTACAGACTCACTTGTTGTGCTTGGTTCAATCATATTATCACAGCAAGAACACTTTTTACCAATTTCACCTACATCATGTTTACCGCCGCAGTGATCACAATCAGAACCGCATCCACAGGTTGCAGACAGTTCTTCTTCAAGCCCCTCTAGTTCTGCGGATTCTTCTACAGAGGCTTCAGTCTTTTTTGATAATGACTTTGAAATTGCTTTTGATACTGCTTGGCGACGCTTGTGTAAATATTCATCAGAAGAATCAACGTCACCGTCATTATCAATATCTTGATCTTTACGATCTTTGTGCTTACCTTTTAACTCGTCTTTATTTACAGGGTCCGTTGCCTCATCAACATTGCGCGGCATTTTAAATTGTTTATCTTTTTCGATATAAGACGGATCATATGCTGCTTCGTCTTCGCCTTTCTTACGATCTGCAATACGAGCCGACGATCCAATTCCTTTAACTTCACCAGTGAATTGATGATCTAGTGCAACAGGATGACCTATTTTCGTAACAACATGCGCTGCTTTAAATCTTTGTTCGTCGCCTGATCTTGGCTCTGCGACTTCAGAAATAATTTGTGAAAACTTTTTCATATCTGGTTTTCCTTTTAATATTTTTTTCTATTTATTTATAACTTTTAATGATTCTTAAGCTTGTTCAGCGCTATCCGGCTCTTGCGGTTGTTGATTGTTATCTGGTTTCTGTTCAATTTGTCCAAATCCCATTTCTTCATCATACATCCCTGCGGCACGTTCGGCTTTCATCTGTTTTTCCATTTCACGAAGTTCGTCATCATTCATAAATAATACATTCTTAACAACCCACTCTCGTGAGTAATATTTTCCTACTTGCTCTTCCATATCTCTTAACATTGTTATTTTTTCACGAAGAATTTCAGTTTGTTTTAATTCCTCAAAATAATTGTCTTTCATAAAATCATAGCGCAATTTATTTTTAATTTCATTAAATTCATTAGGATCTACTATACCCTTTAAAATTAATTGTTTTTCAAGTAAAATATCAAATAATGCGGAGAATCTATTTCTTTGTCTACGAATAAATTTACTAAATTTAAGTTCGTCTCGAGTCATTTCTGACACACGGCCAAAGCTATACATATTTTCTGGCTCTAACCGAGATACTGGAACTTTCAAAGATTTATATAATTTTCGTTGAAAGTATTGTAGGTTTTCATCATTTGTAAGGGCGGCTGAATTTCCACCTGCAAGAATATCAACTTCTGTAGATCTTTCACCGCCGCGGCGCGGGAACCAAAAGTCTTCAGTCATTGTCATGAACTTACGACCGTCTGTAATATCGCCACTGTCAGAATCATACTGAAGCTTGTTTTTATGGCGTGTCATCATATCGTGTAGATATTGCTCAGCTTTTGCTTTTGGTAATTGACCAACGTCAATATAGAAAATTCTTCTTTCAGGAGCTCTTGTAATAGTATAAATGACTGTTGCATCTTCAAGCATCCTTAATTGATTTAAAGGTTTAATTGAAGGATGTAAATAAGAAAGAACGAGTGAATTAGTTTCGTTCATTAAGCCTGAAGTAATTCTTGCAATAGAATCTTTTGCTATGCGATAACCTTGCACAGTTTGACCTGTGCTAGCATTAGCAGCGCTTTTAGAACCAAACCCAGAATCAGAATACAAATAATATTCTTTTTTCACTTTCTTTAACGGAATTCCTGAATGAGGATCTTTTTTCTTTTCATCCATTTCTTTAATGAGACGTAATTTCCGTGGATCAATATATCTTACTTCTTTAATGCCGTCTTTTAAATTTTCATTATCTATAATAATGTGATAATTAAGGCGGCCATCAACATAGAATTTTTGAAATATATCGTATCCATAATTAGAAAAATCAAGTAAACGAAGTATTTCATCAAATTCTTCGGTTATTCTATCTTTAACTTTATCTGGAAGTTCAGTATCGTCTAATACTATTTCAACTACGTTTTCGTGTGAATCAATATTAATTGCTTCATTTATTACTTCATCTACAGCTTGAGCTATTTCAGGCTGCATCAAAAGGCTACGATACTTAGTTACAAGTTCGCCTTCTGTTTTTGCATCACCTTCCATATTGATGGCAATACCATAGGAACCGCCAAGTGAGTTACCTATGGTAATAGCGCCTTCGTCGTTAGACGGTTCTACAAAAGATACAGGCTTTTCTTCTTCTGCACCACCGATCTCTCTTTTTATCTCAAAGCCAAAAATTCTCATTCAATTAATCATCCTATAAATTAAGTTGTAGAAATGCCAGTTGCGCCTTCAACTCTCCATAGATCATATTGGAACGTAACTCCAAATTCTTCAATAACATCTGACTGATCCCATCCTACTGGAATAGCATCAACAGTAACTGGATATAAACCTTCAAACACATATGTTCTTAAGGCGGTACCGTCTTTGCCGTATTGTGTAATAATCGCATTTGATTTATAATCTTGAGGCAAAGTTCTTATATTTGAATCATGGCTGTTAATAGAGTTTGACCATGCTTCCATAGCATTACGGATTAAGAAATCCTCATCGTTAATGATAGTTACAGGCCAATCATCAAATACTCTATCACCTGCATATTTTACTGTACGACCAAAATATGGAACCTGATATGATCCTAAAGTGGACGATGGTAGAGCCGCGGCCTTTATCATGAAAGGTAATTTAAAATCCGCTATCGGCTCTACTGGGTTTGTAATTTGTACTTGGAAGAGGGAAGGACGTGCTCCGCCCCCTGTAAGTTGAGATTTAAACTCGTTGATATTAAAAGCCATTTTTTATACTACTCCTTTTTAGTTTATTTATTAGAGTGGCTGACCAACGATTTCATCAAATTCTACTCCGGATCTTGTTGCCACAAAAGTAAGTTCGATAATGTTGATAGAACGGGCAGGTTTGATGAATATGTTGCCTTTAAAGATATTTCTATCTACCACATCAGGAGTATTTACTGTTGCGTCTGATACAACCCTGAAGTCGATAATTCCTCGTCTTCCTTGTATGTCTCTAAGGAGTGGCTCAACCAAATTTTTGAATTGTGTTTGTGTAAATTCGTCATTAAAATCAAACAAGAACGAGGCCGCAATCGTTGCAATTGCTTTCTCTACCGTTATGAACAGGCGGCGAACATTAATACGTGTGAACGCGCTTCCTGTTGCTGTGCCTAACGCAGTTTTGTCTCCAAATAATAATACACCTTGACCAACTTGAGAAATAACAGGGTTAATATCTTTTCCGTATAATTGATCTCTTTGTGATTTATTTGGATTAAATGCTAATTTAATTACGTTTTTAACTACACCACGTTTATAACCAGCTGGTGATTCATATGGTTCAACTCTTGCTGCCAATCCTGCCATATCTCCATTTAACGGAATCCAACGATACGCATCATTATACTTATCATAACGATACTTATATCCACTATCAATGAAGAGATATGATGAAGAAGTACAACTATTTCTAAATGCAATTGCATTAGTCATTTTTGCTTCTGGATTTGACGGTGTAACAACATTAGCATAAGTTGGTGAACTATATACAACGCAATCTTTACGTGATTCTGCAATGTTTTGCGTTAAATAATTTGTAAGATTTGCTGAAGATTTGCCTGTTATAATAGCCGAAACATCAACGGCATTAGAATCTTTATATAAATCATATCCTAATGCAACCTTTCCGAAAGCAATAGCGCTTTCACCATCACCATCACCACCGCCGGACAAAGTTTCGTAAATGCTTGATGTGAAGGTTCCAAGCAATGCATTTGATGGAGTACGATCACCTTCTGCATCAGTTCCAATTGCTTTAACCCACGATGAGTTATTTGTTAATATATCCACATAATAATTTGTAGAACCGTCTGCGGTTTTAGCTGAAGGTGATACAGAAACGTTGTCATAAACTTCAAGAACAGTACCTGCTGTACCAGTAATATCCCCTACACTATCAATCACAGCAATATGAACACGAGTATTATCAGTAGGAGCACCTTGTACTTCTTTTGCATAACCCCATTTTGACTTAAAGCTTATAAGTGCTGTATTTGACTCTGCTGTAGTATATCTATTTTTAAAAGTAATATCATATGAATATGGTGATGTGTTAGATCCATTATCAGTAAATGACGCAACAACCATATCTTGATAACCAACGCTATCGTTACCAACAGTTAGAATATCTCCGTCCTGAAGCGCAGTGGTTATTTCGCTTACAATGCTGATAGATACAGTATTTGCATTAAAAGCAAAAGATCCTGCCGAGGCTTCTCCTACACCAGCAATGCTATTTTCAAAAGAACTTGAAGAAGCGGCTACTACCTGTATACTGTTGCCTAAAGCTCCTTGATGTTTTGCTGAAAAATATGAACCTACTGCAGTTGCTGCACTATCAGAAACAACGCGCGTTACATATAATGAACTTGTGTATGATAAGAAATCTGCTGCACTAAAGAACGTTTCATGGTTTTGCCACGAAGTATTTGCATAAGGCTTTCCAAAGCGTGATACAAGTTCGTCTTCAGAAGAGATTAAAATTCTTTCGTTAGTTGGACCCCAGCGAAATACTCCAGCAATCGCTGCAGGAGGAGTCGCTACCGCCGGTATTACTGCTGATGCATCCACTTCCCTAACGATAACGGATGGGCTTACAGAAAAAACCATATTTTTCTCCTTTATGTAAGATTATTTTAAACTTTTTTCAGTTGTTTCTTCTTTATTTATAATAACACGAATTTACAATAACCACCTATCACCGCCATCATTTATCTGCCAACCAGCTTTATATTTAGAATCATCAATCTCTCCAGTATTTATAAACCCAAATGGGAGTAAATCATCGTCTATTTGTTCTTCTGTTTTTTGCCTTAACTTACTTAAAGTATTTATGTCGGTAATTTCTTTAAAATAACTTTGACTTGTAAGCCATGCAAAAACAACTAAATTCATAACTAAATCATCGTGTGATCCAGGTTCAGCTTCATATGATGAACCTTTTTTTGAAAATCGTGAAAGTTCTTGTATTGTTTCAAAATCGTTTATAATAAGTTGTTGTTGCTCTATTAACATTTTAAGCATAGAACAACCCACTGATTTTACTGCTTTAGTTGTTCGTACTCCTGTATCTGATATTTTTCCAAATCCATTTGAAATTCGTTTACCGTTACGCCCAGCACTCTCAGTATAAAGCATTCCTTCATAACCAAAATCCATTACAAGTGTATCAGATACTTGTGAACCTATATCATTAATTTCTATCAATACTAATGCTTCATTATATGATGTTGCAACTCTGTATATAATAGATGCAAAATCTATTGGAGATATAAAATTATCTCTAAATGTACACACTTGTTTATAAGGCATAGATGTTATATCTATCACATTGAAAGTTGAATAGTCTAAACCTTTACCTCTTGATACGTCTACAGTCATTGAATACACATGATCTTTTTCAGGTTTTTCATATTGACATATGCCATCTTTTGAATATAATGGATTTGAATAAGCAAGCTGTTTTAAAGCAGCACCTGATATAAGAGTCCCTGAACTACCTAAAAATTGGCATTCGTATTCTTGTGCAAATTTTTCTTCATCATAATCTAAAGCTTCAAGGGTTTCTCTTTTCCATTTCTCGTCTCTAGTTGGTACATCATTCCACATAACTTCAATATATTCATAACCGTTTGTGCCTTCTTTTGCTCCTTTACAAGTTTTCCAAAAATGATTTAAACCATTTGGAGTTGAAGTCATCAAAAGCTTTGTGCTTTCTCCTGATGAAATTGTTGGATAAACTGACGCAAAAAATTCATCATACCCTTCAATAAATGCAACCTCGTCAAGATATAGAAACGAAATGGACTTACCGCGAATTGCCGAAGACGTTGTAGTGCCAGCAAGAACTTGACACCCATTTTCAAGAGCAATATTACCTTTATTCCATTCTTCTATACCTTGCTGTAACCATTTAGGTAAAGCTTCATATGCAAGTTTAACTCGAGACATAACCTCACGGGCTGCATCACCTTTATTTGCAAGAATAGCAACTGTTTTAAATTCGTTAAACAAAATATAATGTAAAATAATAGCAGTTGCCGTTGTCGTTTTTCCTGACTGACGAGCTGTTAGGACCGCCACCCTACGATTATTTGTAATTTTATGAGTTATTTCTTCTTGATAGTCATACATTTCAAAAGGAATAAGACCTTTATCAACATGAACGATTTTAATATATTTTTTAGCAAAATAAATTGGATCTTCAGAACACTTTAGATATTCCTTAATAAGATCAGGACTCCATTCTATTTGTTCTCCTATTCTTTTAAGATGAGAATTTCCTAAATATCC